ACAGATTTACCTTGGTACTTTTCTGGAACTTCGGGCTGCTGAGGTTGTTCCTCTTCAGGAGTCTCTACAGTATCTTGTATGTCGAGTTGGTCTGTTGCTTCTAGTTCTTCTTCCGTACGCTCATCAATTAGTGTTGCTCGTGACATTCTAAACTTACCCCGCCTATTATTTTTATTAGGTTATGGAGGATTAAATGGGAGTTGTCCTATGAGGTTTCCCGCGTGGTTTGCCCAGCCTTCTCATGTTCACGTACCCACTTCATGTGCCTGCCGGGAAAATCCCCAGAGGAACCGTCGAGTATGTGCTGAGTTGCTGATACAATCTTTGTAGCGTTAGCACCACATCCGCACCTACTGGATGTAGTACCTGCTTCTACAAATTCTTCAAAGGTATGTCCGTTAGTACAACGAAAGTCAAATACTTTAATCATCTTCTTCTGGAGGCTTAGAGGCCTCTTCGTAATTAGTTTTAACGATAGTTTCCATGTTGATTAAGTGGGCTAATATGTTTAGTTGTCCCTTACGAAAGAACATATCGTCAGCATCTTTAGCTGCTTCTATACTGTTAATCTGTAAAGCATTGTTGCCAAAGTCTTGCACAAGTTGCTTCCAGCCATCAGTAAGAAAAAGACTAAAGTATGCGTCGTAGTACTGCTGTGTTTCTTGATCCATCTTGAGGCCTCTTGGGTTGTCTCTGTTGTATTAAGTGTACCTAAGTACACCTATATTATACCATACTTTTGACTAAAAGTCAAGCATTATTTTATGTAAATTTTACCGTTTCTTGGCTGTTTTCTTAGCTTTCTTAAAAGCAGAGGCCTTAGGAGCGCCTTTTGATCCCGGTTTACGCATAGTTTCACCTGATCCAGCCTTGATACGCTTGCGTTTGGCGTGTATGTTGCTGTATAGTCCCCTAGGCATTATTTCTTAACCTTCTTCTTTTTCTTTTTAGGTGGTCTTCCTATTGTACTTCCGTATGTTCCTTTTCCTTTTGGCATAGCTATCTCCTTACCATTTTACCTTGTTTGCCCAATAAGCCGCAGAACACTTCCCTTTGGCTATGTTTTTAGCGTGACGAGCCTTAAAGGACTTACGCCTCGCCTTCTCCTTATCAGTCTTAGGACTCTTCCCAGCACCTGATACTCCTTGTTGTCCAAACCGGATAGTCTTAACTTTACCGTCGTCACATTTAGCCACAACTACGTGTGACTTAGTGGGGTGGTTAGGCGTCCTCTTTGGCTTGTTGTAACCCGACACGCCCGCTCTTGCTAGTCTTGGGTCTTTTTCCTTTGGCATTATTAGAGTCCTCCTTCTGGCGCAGGACCGACATTTGGTCCTCTAGGGCCACCACCTTGGCTTCTAGCTTCTCCAATTTGTTGAACTGGTCTTGGAACGCTTCGTTGATTTGGCTGAGAAACTGGTTCATTTCTGTTTGTGTCATTATCATTAGGACGTTTTCCTTCTAACTGTCTTTCTTTCAGTAGGGCGTCTGCTACCTTCAGGCGGCGTTCAAACTCTTTGTCTTCTTGATCTCCTTCCTTGAGATTTCTTGTGATTGCTTCAATCTTTTCAATCTGTAACTCTTCTGGAAGCAACTGTGTTTCCATAGCGTACTTAGATGCTCTAGCTTGCGACTCAGCAGCCTGTGCTTGTAGTGCTGAAGTTTGGCTCTGCTGAAACTCCATCTGAGTCTGTTGAGCCATCTGAGCCATCTGCTGTGCTTGAGGATCTGGTTGAGATGCCTGTTGCATAGACGCAATCAACTCATCACGGTTACTCAGGTTCATGTTGTCGATGATGCTCTGGATCAACACAGGATAAATTGGACTGTCTTGCTTCATAGTTTGCAGAAGTTGCACCAACTGTGTTACCTCGTATTCCCTAGCAATAATGCCTAGAGTAGACGTAGCGTTGAACTTGTAGTCAGCTACGGGGTAGTTTTCAGGGTCAAACTGCATGTACCTGTGTGCAGCTTTGGTTACAAACGGCAACAGGAACGACTGCTGAAAGTTAATCAAGGTGCGCTTATGACGTTTAATAATAGCACCAAGAGACATACTAATGCCAGCGGCAGTAGCTTCGCCATTAACAGCGCCAGAAACTCCGGCTGAATCAACCGCTCCTGTAGCCTGCTGAACCATTCCCTGCAACGCTTGTGCTTGTGCGAAAGTGATTTGACCAACTTGCCCAAAGTTAAACGGCTGTAGTACTTCACGAGGATCTCCGTTAGTTAGAATCATCTTGCCCGGACGCACTTCTGGTTTAGCGCCACGAGGAAGCCTAGTTGCGTCAATAGCGAGCATTGGGTGTATTGTGAGACTCAAGGCGTCAATACGTGCGCGTAGCTCTGTGTCTAGCGCCTTCTGACTGTTGTAGCCCTTTTCGCATACGCCACGACCCCAGAATCTTCCGGGAACTACGTCCCAAGGAAAAGCAACTACAGGCCTATCACCCATCATGTAAGGGTTAGCTTCAGCCTTTAGTAGTGTGCCACCGTTAGCTATAACTACGATAGCCTCAACGTACATAGACTCATCTTCTACGTCTACGTCCTCAGCCTCAAGCATTTCACGAGGTACTAGGCCATAGTACTTAGTCAGGCGTACCTTGTCGTCGTTGTAGATCGTTAGGTCTTGGTCAGGCTCTAGGTCTGTGTCAGGCGCAGCAGACTCAATGTAAGCGTCTCTGTACACGCCCTGCTCCTGTAGCATTTCTATGCTGTGCTTAGACACAAACTCATCAATAGCCACACCCATAGCGTCTTCTACAGTCGTTGCTACAGGGTCTATGAGGAAGTTCTGAGGTAACACGGGCTTCAGTTTAACTACCACTCTGTCAGTAATGTTGACGCCTACGGCAGTTAAGTCCCCACCCATGATAGGCTGAGTAGCAGGAGCCATCTCCTTGATCTCCTCAAGAACTACCTCTCCCATGCCTGTACCAAACACAGCGGAGTTAATCAAGCACTCTGCAACAGCCTTACGTACCTTACACTTTTCAAAGTCTTCTGTTAGCTTGTTACGTAGGTACTGTACGTCCTGTCGGTCTTTGTCGTTAGTGTCGTCAGCAATGTCAAACCACTTACCTCTACCAAACGTGGCTTCCTCTAGCTCTGCTACGTTAGACTCTACGGCCTGTTGTAGCGCAGGAGATATGATTCTGGAACGCTCTGATCCTCTCTGAGAATCTGCAGGATCCCACTGTCCTCTCCAGAGCCTGTAGTACTCTTCAAACTTTGCTTCGTAGTTTGACTCGTAGTGGTCACGCCAGTTTTCACACTTGGTCATCACCCACTCTTCCAGAGACTCTTCAATCATCAGAGGGTCTGGGCTATAGATATCTTCTGCCATAGTACTTTCCTTAAAGTATTGCTACGCTGTAACCAAGTGTAAAAAACACTACGGCAGAAATAGCGTAGATGCCATATGTGTTAAACGGTCTAAAAACTCTGTGATTCACTTTAGTATCCTGCTACTACATCTAGTAGTTCGTGGTCGTCTATTTCAAAATCGTAGTGGTACGCTACTTGTGCTAACTGATCTACGTAAGCCAAAGCGTCAATCAAGTCATCGTGGGTCAGAGGGTCTGGAAACTGAAACAGTTGGTCTAAGAACCTAGAGTTCCACTCGCCTTTACTCAGTGTTACGTAGCCGTTCTCAAAGCGTCCCTGCAGCGCCCACATCACCCTGTCAGTCTTTTTCTTGTTACCGTGGGTTAACTCCTCGACTCTAAAGAACGTCCCGTAGCGCTTCTGTAGGTCCATCAGAGGCGACATTACAGCCTGCTTTGCGATGCCTCGTTCAATACCAACGCTGATAGGACGGTAATCTCTGACGGCCTGAAATATCTTGGTGGCAGTCTCGTCAAGGCTCCACCGCCCATATATAATGTTATCAACGTACCAACCATCAGGACTAACTTTAACAACAGCGATTGCGGTTTCATCTAGTTTAGCGTTCTTCGTCCGTTTCTTGTTTACTTCCTCAAAGCCAGCTAGGTCAACAGCTATATAGTAATCTCCAACCTCTGGCTCTTCTCCAAAATGCACCCAGTCTTCTCTGAACATCTCTGAGCCTCTGGCTTCAAATGAGGCCATGAACTCTTGTCTAAAGGCGTAACTCGACATTGATTTCTTCGCCATGTCGATTTCAGACGGGTCCAACAGAGGGTTGTCGTAGCTGGTGAAATGCCAGCCCCGGTAAGTTTCATCGTCACCTAACTCCGCGTACTTGTACAACTCGTAGAAGTGATTACGTCCCATAGGCGTACCTATGAACATCGCAGAACCTTTTTGGTCTGCCAGTGCTGGACGGAGTATCTGTTCCCATACGTCAGGCTTCATGTCTGCGTATTCGTCCATCACGAGAAACTTCAAGGACACACCACGCATTGTCTCAGGCCTGTCGGCTCCCTTGAGACTAATCATGGCCCCGTTGACCAGCTTGATCTGCAG